ACAGCACCATCAATGTCCACGACATCAAGGTTAGTGGTGCCATCAACGTCTATATCGCCTGAGATGTCTAACGTAGCAGCATCTAACTCACCAGTAATAGTAAAGTTACGAATGCCTGTATAGTCTTTATTAGAATCAAGTATAACAGCCTTAGAAGCTACTGCTGTACCTATTGCTGTGCTACCAAGGTCTAGTGCGTTTAGTTCGCCTAGTACTGCTGTAATGCCATCTAAAGTATTTATCTCAGCCGCTGTTACTGTTACACCATCAAGGATGTTTAATTCAGCAGCCGTTGCTGTGACACCATCTAAGATATTTAGTTCTGCTGCTGTACTAGTTACTGTAGTACCGTTAATAGACAACGCATCAGTTTCTAAAGTGCCATCAATATCAACATCACCAGAGATGTCTAAAGAGGCTACTACAGCCGTACCTGTAAGCGTAGGTGCAGTTAGTGATTTATTGGTAAGAGTCTGTGAGCCAGTAAGCGTTGCTACTGTGCTATCAATAGCAAAGGTCACAGCGTTACCAGAGCCACTAGTATCAATACCAGTACCACCAGTGAATGTAATAGTCTCTGAGTCTAGGTCTATGCTCAGTGCGCCACCAGAGTCTGCTTGGAAGTCTAAGTCCTGTGCAGTTACTTGAGAGTCTACATAGGCTTTGATGGACTGCTGAGAAGCAATACCTGTAGCACTGTTGGAAGACATATCATCTTCATCAAGGAATGCTTTACCGTCCAAGATGTTTAGCTCTGCTGCTGTAGACGTAACACCGTCAAGAATGTTTAATTCTGCTGTAGTGCTAGTTACACCGTCAAGTATATTTAGTTCAGCGGCTGTGCTTGTAACGCCATCAAGTATGTTGAGTTCCGCTGCCGTAGCCGTAACCGTTGTGCCATTAATAGACAGTGCATCAGTCTCCAACGTACCGTCAATGTCAGCGTCGCCTGAAATGTCAAGAGATCCTGCATCTAGTTCTCCAGTAAGTGTAATGTTACGAAAGCTAGATACATCTTTATTTGCATCTACTGTTACAACTTTACTTGCTACTACTGTACCTACAGCAGATCCAGTATCGTTATAATTAAGTTCTGTTGTGGTAGCTGTAACGCCATCTAAAAGATTTATTTCTGCTGCTGTAGATGTTACACCATCCATAATATTAAGTTCAGCAGCGGTAGCTGTAATTGCAGTACCGTTAAAGTTTATAGCGTCTGCGTAAACTGTACCATCAAAGTAACCATCTTTAAATTCTAAAGAGCTAGTACCCAGGTCAATATCATTATCTGTAACAGGTACAATAGCACCATCTTGGATGCGTACTTGCTCAACTGCACTACTAGATACTTCTACGAAAAAGCCTACTCTGTTATTTGTTCCGTCTACTACAACCTTATTAAGAAAATCTAAATCACCAATCTGAGGTATGTTACCACCTTGACCAGCAGAGCCATCATGTCTATGACCAGTAGAAGATGCACTAGATGATGAATATGCAAAAGCATTTACTAGTTGGTTATATTCATTGTTAAATAGTGCTGCTGTGATAGTATCTCCATCAGCCATAGAACTCTGTCTAGTATAATTCTGAGCCATTTATTATCTCCTACCTGATGGCATGTAATCTATATAAAGACCATTTACAGCGTAGGCTGATTTTTGATCTTCGCTTGTAATTCTAAACTGCAAGTATTTCCAGAGCCTTCTAGTGTAATCCTTTCCATAGGATCACTTGTCGCTCCAAATGTAACTGCATTAAAAGCAGATGTACCGAAGATTGCTGGAAGAGCAATGCTGGTAACTGCAAAAGGTTCTGGTTGTGGTATGTCAGGATCTTCGTAATCATAGCGTACTCTGAAGCTAGGTTCAACCGCTCCTTCTGGACTAAAGGAAACTCTTGCGTATTTAAGAGTCTTTCTAGTGCCTACATCACCAAAGTCAAAGTCTGGTGTTTGATACACAGCATCTATATCTCTTGCTGCGCCTGAACTACGGAAAGAATTACCTGAAAGATGATTGTATATATATCCATCTTTATCACCGTGATATACTTGTTCTATACCATCTTTATCTAATCCTGATACAAAGCCCAGTGCTTGAATACCTAATGTCTCTGACCATGCAAAACCATTAGCTGTTAAAGTACCAATAATGCCTCTAGCAATAGTAGGGCTTTCAGTAGCTTTAGTATAGAATAAACGATACTGTGATTTACTTCTAAGTACTGCGCTAGTAATAATATAGTCTTTATCAGCAGCAATATCAGATATAATACTTTGTATTTGTCTACTGACAGATCCTAACTCTACGTCACCAATCCTTGCTGTACCTGCAACTGTTCGCACTCCATCAGGAGAAAGAAATAAAAGGTCGCCACCTATTTCTTGAATACTACCACCTGATACACAGCCTACGTTTGTTGTAATAGGTACAACTGCTACAGTACTAGAGTCATTTATGTTTACAAGTTTATGAATACTATTCTGACAAAAAATAATTAAGTCGCTACGAAAGCTTGCTAGTCCTACTACAGCATCTTCAATTACAATGCTTCCTGCGCCGCTTCCAGTAAAACTATCAATATCATTAGTGCTACTATAAAATATAGTATTTTTAGCTGTAGAAGCTCCTGCAACTACTAAGTGTTTATCGTGTATTACACCAACAGCAGGGCCTGTAGTTCCGCTTACTGTGATCTCTTTTGCAAAGAATGTACGATTAGTTATATCTGCATCTGTGCCTGTAATTTGAAATAAGAACGGTTCGTTTACACCATCACAAATAACTAGCTCACCATAATCTGACGTACCTTCATATAAAGCAAAACTGCATCGTCCTTGAGAAGTACGTGCAGCTACTGAGCGTCCTGTAAATGTAGAGTAATTATCTCCTGATCCAGATACACTTGCTCTATTTACTTGAAGCCAAGAAGTACCGTCTTGACTAAAAAATATTCCTGTGCCTGAACAAACAACTACGCCATCTGCGTATACTGTCATGCCAAGAATACCTTCACTACTATTAGGGCGAGTATCCCCAAACTCTGTAAAGCCATCTACTCGTCTGTAGCCACCGTCAGGGTCTACTTCAAAGTTTCTAAGGCGTGTAGCAAACCCCGGCTGAGAAAGCATTTCTAGCTGGTTTAGGTTGACGTTTAGACCGCCCTTACACGAAAATCCCCAAGGCTGTGACACTACACAAACCTCACACGGTCATCTTTAAAGTATCCCGGCGTAGGCTCCATCAAGTGCAATCGCATCAAACGTAATCCTCGTTTGTAGTCTTCAAGAGCAAAAGCCGCTGCTTGTACATCTTCTTTAAACTGATGCACATAGTATCTAGCCCTAGCAAGCAGCACTGTCTTGTACACATCTGGAAAAACTGTTTCATCTCCAAAAGCATCTAAAGGTGTAGGTAAAGCATATGCAAAAAACCAAACACGATATACTTTGTCAGGAATAGGACTCAATCCAAAGTTTCTTCCATCAGGACTTTTAATTACTCGACTAGGTACGCCGTACTGTTGTGTGTCTGCATCATCTAAGTTTTCACTAATTCTGTAGTAATCTTTAAACTCTTCAATTGTTGTAAATCTAAGATTACGAGATTCATAAGGTGCAGACTCACCACTAACGCCTACAGTAGTTAAGTAAAAGTTATCCCAATCAATGTAGCCATAGTCTGTAGTCAACGAAGAACTAGCTGGTTTTAATTCGTAAAAACGAGTACCAGCAACTGTTTCAACGTACACGTTACCGTACATAGGATCTACAGCACCGCTTTCTGCTACAGCTAAGAAAGGCCACTGAGGTTCTTCATTAACAATATCAAAATAAGCTCTGTTAATTACATCTTTAACATGCTGCTGAACGCCAATAGCATTAGCGAAAGTAGAAGAAGTCAATGCGACTTCATTCATCTCTCGCAGTAGCTCATTTGTTAATGAAAGATAAGTAGCCATTATTTATTTTTTCCTGCTTTTTACTTTTGCTTTTGCTTTAGCAGATAAATCTTTTAAGTGAAATAACTTTACACTTGTTTTACTATGAGTTTTACCTGTGTGTAATGAACCATCTGGCATTTTATGAGTATTGCCTTTATGCTCAGTCCCATCTTTTTTATAGTGTTTAACACCTTTCATTTCATTGTATTCCTTTTCATTTTAGAAGAACAATGTTTTTCCATATCTTGTACAGATACATAACTGCCTTGATTATACTGCATTCGGCTTCCACCCATCATTTGCTTACGCAT